AGGATGTTAACCAAAGCGTTCGTGAAATGAAACCAGAAACAATGGCACCCACTATATTTAATCTGTTTGAATACCTCGACACATGTAAAGAGAACAGATCAGGAATTACTAGGTACTCCCAAGGGCTTGATAGTAAATCTTTAAATTCAACGGCAACAGGAGTATCTGCCATTATGACCGCCAGCCAGCAAAGAATAGAGCTTATTGCAAGGCTTCTTGCTGAAACTGGTGTTAAGTATGCTTTTAGAAAAATGATTGCCCTTAATCAACAGTTTATAACAGATAAGATGGTTTTAAGGCTATTTAATAAACCATTAGAGATCACTCCTGATAAACTTGATGGAAGTTTTGATTTAATGGTGAATGTTGGTATTGGCGCAGGGCTAAAGGAACTACAGCAGTCACAGATGTTGAATTTATTAAATATCCTTCCGTCATTAGCACAGCTTGGTCTTGTGAAGCCAAAACATGTCCACTATGTTGTTTCTAAACTTCTTGAAAGCATGGGATACAAAGATATTGAAAACTTTATTGAACTTCCGCCAGAAGGTGCTGGAATGCCACAAGGACAACAGCCATCAGTTGAGGCGCAGCCAATGCAAGTAGCTGAAGGACAGGGATCACCGCTTGATGCCCCAAGCATGTTTGGTATGTAACCCCTTACTGCTTCAGTCAAGTATGATAATCTAAATATAGATTCATTTGGAGGTGCATACTGTAGTGGATGTTGAACGTCAACTTAGAGCATATGATCTTATTAATTCAAACGAATGGAAGCTGTTAAAAGAACTTCTTACTAACTATGCTAATGAGCTTGTTGTAAAGGGCATCAGACTTGGGGCAGAAGAGTCCAATGACAGAAAAAGAGTTGTATTCTTTGCCACTGCAAGGTACTTTGAGGACTTTATAACACAGCTCGAATCGCAAGGTAAGAAAGAAGTTATTGACAATAAAGAGCAGGGACAGACTAGACAAGTTGTCCCTGAATTTTAAGGACGACCGTAAGGCAACGTCTGGAATAGGAGAGATAGCGAATGTCGTCATGGAATTTCCCGCAAGGAACTGAGCCACTTGATACTGATCAGGAGATACTTGAGGAAGCTCTGGCAGAAGAGGCCCGTCAGACAGACGAATCAGCCTTACCAGAGGTTGCTGAAGCTACTGAAGTAAACGAACCACAGCAAATGGGTATGTCAGCCGACCAAGCTGATGCTGACCATCAGACCGATGGTGAAGGAGTACCTTATGCGCTGTTGAAAGTTTATGGAAAGTACATTCCTGTTCAGACAAAAGAGGAGCTTATTAACCTTGCACAGCAAGGCGTGGATTATGATAATAAGATGTACAAGCTACGTGAATGGAAAGATGTTATTAACGTAGTTGAAGAAAACAAAGTTGTTCAAGAATTAATTCGTAGAGCACTTAAAAAGGAAGATATTGAGGAATATGTAAGTTTTGATGGTGTTAATACTACTGACATAAACGACTCGAAAAAGTTTAAAGAATATTTAAAGAAGCAAGTAGACAAAGAACTTAGTCCATATAGGGCAAAAATAGATGAACTTGAAAAAGAATTATTTTTCTCTGAGCTAAGGTCTAAGGATCCAGAACTATTTGATACAGTTCTTGATTTATGCAAAAAGATTTACATGATTCCAGAAGGTGAACCAAATGCTATTCCAGCTGGGCTTAAAACCCAGATAAATGAGGACAAGGAAGTATTTAAAATCTTCTATAACTTTATAAGGGAAAAGGTGGTTGCCTACCAGAACAACCAACCTCAACCTGAGACTCCAGTAAACTTTAAACCTGGAATGACAAAGGCATCTGACAGTATGCCTGAAAAGCAGGTTAGTCAGGGGTCTCAATTAAAGAGAAGTGTAAGAAAAGTCCCTATCCTTGAAAATGGAAGAGAAAATATATCTACTGGAACAAGTAATCTTTCTGATGCAGAAAAGATCTGGAACATGCCTTCTTCAAAGTTTCAAGAACTTCTTAAGAGAGCCGAGTCAGGGTATAAACGCTAAAAAATTATATAAAATTAAAGATAGGAGTTGTTTTAGTTGGCATACAATATGTCCGTTACAGGTACCACTCCCCCATCTGCTGTAGGTGGTGATGTTACTGGTTGGCAACACGCTGATGGTGGTGCTGGAGAACTTTTTTCTGCTGCTCAAGCATACTATGATAGGAAGCTTCTTGAAAGGTCCAGACCTAAGCTAATTGCTCAGGATTTTGGTCAGAAGAGACCACTTCCTTCTAATAACTCTCTGACAATTAAGTTCAGAAAGTATAATGACCTTTCCAGAGCCATTTCCAGCCTTCAGCTTGCTGAAGGTACTGTTGGTGACGGAGAGAAAATGTCGATCACTGACATCCTTGCGGCTGTCAGGCAGTATGGTAACTTCGTTACCATTTCAGACCTTGTTCAAGTGTCTATTGAAGATCCAGTTCTTAATGAAGCTGTGGATCTGCTTGCTGAACAAATGGCAGATACTATTGACACTATTACATTCTCTGCTCTTAATGCTGGTACAAACGTGAGGCTTGCTGCTTCTGGTGCAGATATTGCCAATCTTGCATCAGTTATTACTGGCCCTGATTTGGATTATGCTATTAGAATGTTCAGACGTAACAACGCCGATCCTTTCACAGAAATTGTGAGAGCTTCTACTGGATTTAACACGTTCCCAATTAGACCTGCTTATTGGGCATTTGTCCATCCTGATGTGGCAAAGGATCTTGAAAATATCAGCGGATTTATTTCTGTTGAGCGTTATGCTTCCCAAGGCCCTGTGCACGAAGCAGAAATTGGTAAACAAAACTACGCTATAGCAGCGTAGGTGCCAATTAAAAATTCTCTCTGATAGACTTGGAACCCCTAACGTAAAGACGAGGGCGACAAGGCGCAAGCAAGGCTCGTTAGCCTGTGCAGCGTGAACGACTGAGCGAGAGAACACCTGTGTAAGGTGAAGCGACAGTCTGAACTCTATGGAAACATAGAGAGGGGAATCCGAAGAGTTTCCCCCGCCATCTAATTGATGGTCAGTAAGGAGGGGTAAGAGTTTCGGAAGAACTTAGGGAGAAGCTCAAACACTATTACCTTGCTTTGAAAGAGTCTAAGAAGTACCCCTCCTGAAAGTAACAGAATGGCCTACAAGAACATTAGGTTCCTTATGACTACTCAGTGTCCAGTCCTTGACCACACTGGTAACCCTATTCATAACCCAGACGGAGTTGCTACTTGGGTTCCTTGTACTACCAACACCACAAAGGCAAACGTGTACAGCACAATTCTTGTTGCTAAAAATGCTTATGGGCTTGTTGATCTTGACAAGGGTACAGTTAAGTCAATCGTTAAGACTCCTGGTGCATCTGACACAAGCAACCCTCTGAATCAGTTCTCTACTGCAGGTTGGAAGCTTCTGTACACTGCTAAGATTCTTGACGAGTCCAAGATTATAAGAATTCAGTCACTTGCTTCGCTATAAGCGATAGCACTATGTTAGGAGAGTAGATTATGGAGAAGAAGAAAAGAGTTACGGTGTTTTCTACTGATCAGAACCAAGATGCACCTATATTTGTAGCCCTTAATGGAAGACAGATGTATGTGCAACAAGGTCAGGAAGTTGAAATGGATGAAGGACTTATTGAAGTTCTCCAAAATGCCGTTGAACGGCTTCCTGGAAAAGATCATATGAAGGGATCTATAGTTCCTAGGTTTCATGTAACAATTCATGGTGACGCAGAAAAAACTGTGAAAAAAGATAATACCGTGAAGCCTGAACGCCCATCTGATAAACTGAAATAAGTAGAAACAGAATGGAAGGCTAGGCAGGAAACTGTCTAGCCTTTTTTTATTTCAGACTACTGCTATAATAATTTAAGAAAGGAGTGTTTACATGGCAAACTTTAGAGATATAAATTATAGAATAAGAAGTGAACTTTCTGAGTTATCTGAAATTACTTTTTCTGATGAAGAGTTATTTCTATATGTAGTTGAAGGTGCTAGGATTGTTTATGGGATGATAGCTACTATAAACCCGTCTTTTCTTCTTTCTGGGAAAAAGACATATGGTAAGCTAACAGATTATGGCCCTTATGAGGGCATGCAGTGGTATAAAGATTATGTTCGTGCTAGGGAACTTCTGCTTGAAAATGGGGTTGACCCTTATTATGTATTGCCAGAGTATTATCAATATTTGGATGTACTTAATGATGGAGATATAAATGATGATGATTATGATGCCATTACAGCTATGGATGTGTTTTCTGGGGAAACAAACACATTATTTGAGTGGCTTAAGTTAAATAATAAAGTAGATGATATTGACTTTGCTCAACTTCCTGTACCAACAGATTGTATGTTTGTTTACAGTATGTATGTACCAGTTGGTACTCAAATGTACAAACTATCTCCTACTAATCTGGACAGAATTATGTTCTTTCAAGATGGAGATGTCCCTTCAATGTTTTGTAGAACTGGATCTTATGTCAATATAGCACCAAACCCAAGAAAGCCTGTAGGGATAAAGATGTTTTACGTTCCAACATATACTGCACCTACTACAGAAACACAAGATTTTAATATACCAGATATGTTTATGAATTTTGCTGTTGAGTATGCTATTTTACGTGCTCATAATAGAAATGATAGAAAGACTTTAGTTGAGCAAGTATTTCTTAACCAAAAAGGTGAGCTTATTCAGAATATTCTTCAAAAGGAAGAAATACACCTTCAAGTTATACCAACATTAACAAATTATCCGTATACAAACTTTAGGTAGGTGATGATTTTTGGCTAGATTCTCTGGGTTTAAATATAAAATTGAGCCAAAATCATTCTCTACTAATCAGGCATATGATACACCAATACTTGTATCACAATCAGATTTTAGCAGTGGTGTAAATAACTCTGTGCTACAAACTGCTATAAACCCTGAAAATGAAGTGTATTATAGTGAAAACTTATATGTAGATATAAAGTCTCAGTTAAAGACTAGACCTGCATTTACTTTACATACATCAACACCAAGCAGTGCTAAGATAAATGATACATTTGGCATACAGGGGATTGGTGATTATGCTGGAAAGATTATATTTGCTATAAATGGAAAGATATTTTTAGCAGATGAAATAGAAGAGGTATATGAAGTAAGTAATATCCCACATAGAGTTAGCACAGAAGTAATTGAAATTGGATCTTGTGAAAAAAATATAAAAGTTCATTTTTTACCATTTCATAATGCAACATATATAATGGATGGAGGCCCTCTAAAAAGATACAGTTCCGACCATCAATATGTTGAAAATGTTGATAACGCTCCTTACGCACGGTTTGGTCTAGTATACAAAGACCGTCTATGGGTAGCTGGTGAAGAAGGCTATTTTAATGATGATGATAATGAAGAGTGTCACGCATATGGCGTGTATGTGTGTGGCCCAAATGATGCAGAAGATTGGGGAAAGCATGGATTAAAATTAGGAACTTTTTTTGAAATAGATCCTTATGAAGTATCAAGCTCTACTTTTCCAAATAAAATATCTGGGTTAGAATTATTTGGTGAGTCTATTCTTGTGTTTAAAACAGGTACATATTCTAGAATTTACAGAATTGATGGGTATTCCACAGACACCTTTCAGATAATCAAAGTGCATGAAGGCTCTACTTGTATAAACCCATTCACAGTAACTTCAACTCCACTTGGTGTATTTTATTTATCTAATGATGGTGTACGAGTTATATCTGATCAAACACAACCAGCTGAATTAGTAAGTAGCAGGCTTGATCCAAAAGCACTAAAGGAAATATTAAAACAGAATGTTGAAGCTGCATATGATATGCTTTCAGGAAATTATATACTTGTTGCAGAAAATGAAGTTTGGGTGTTTAATGTGTACACTCGTGGGTGGTTTTATTGGATTCCACCCTCTCCAATTATTTGTACTAGAAAACTTGAAAGAAGTATTTATTTTGGAACATTAAATGGTGCAATACTTTGTCTAAACAAGGACGAGTTTAGAGAGTACAATGAAACTACTGGAGATATGAATGCTACTATACAGTCAGTAGTTGAAACTGCAGCATATAGCTTTGGTCAAATATCTATAGCGAAGTATATTAAAAACTGCTATGTATTGATGGAGGTTCCATACTCAGCATTTTTAAAGTTTGAATTAAAATCATCACGTCCTAACCTACAGGGGATAGGTGCTATAAATCAGTATTCTATTAAAGAGGATGATGGGCTTAATCCTGAAGTGTATGACTCTTTATGGGATAATGATTTATATATTTGGGATGGGGAAATGTCAGACCAAACAATACACGAGTATATCAGGGCAAGGTATGGGTTTGATCATATTCCTTTGGATGTTATAGGTCTTTCTGGATGGGACTACAATTTTAGTGTAGTGGACACTGATTATTATTACCAGTTTAATAAGGCGAAGGAACTGTTACGACCAACAGATACATACGATTTAGCTAGTTTTGATAAAGACGAGCAAGATGCTTACATTAAAAATAAACTTGTTAGAAAATATAGAAATTATTTAACAGAACTATATCAAAATTCAAAAATAGTTACTGCTTTTTACAATAATCCTAACTATGCGTGGGATTCTAATCGTTTTATTTGGGACCAAGATATGAGATTTACAATATTTGGTTATTTAGAAAAAATGTATGGAATTGATAGTGCTTTGGAAGAGTATCAGGATGTGTTTTTTGAATGGGATCTTGGAACTCCACCACCAGAAGGAACTAAGTTTAGAGAATGGTATGACGCTAGGGTAAACGAGGCAATTGGTGTATTTAAAATAGGTGATCGTTCTGAGCCATTACAGTTTGATACAGAAAGCTTATATAGAAATATTGCACAATTAAAAATACCAGTTGGGCTCAGGTCTACTGACATAACTTTAAGATTAACTGTTATTGGATCCCCCATAGTTGTTCAAGAAGTTTCTTTTGACGGAGCAATGCTTCGTCCTGCACCATAATTTTTTAGAGGAGGAATATCATGGCTATCACTATTGCTGATTGGGAGCCAAACGCAAGTAAACTTCCTGTGTACGGTCAAAGAACTATTTCATCTGCAGATTGGAAGTATGTTATATATGAAATTTATACTAGGTTGAATGAATTAAAGCAAGCAGTTACTTGTTATGCATCTCCTATTGAACCAGAAACTAAGCATACTGGTATGATTTGGTTGGATACTACAGATACATATTTACCACTTTTAAAGATTTATGTAGTTGATAAATGGTTTGAAATTGCTATAACACCTGTTGAAGAGTAGGTGGTGATACACAATGGAGCTTTGGACACCTTCTGAATTAAACTTACCACAAGCCCAAGAGAAGCCAATGTCTTCCACTAAATGGAGGGCTGCAATATACGAAATTTATGAAAAATTAAACCATGTTAGATTTATGATACCAATACAGAACCAGTATGAAGATGAAGGAAAAGTATTAACTGTTGTTGATGGGGCTTCCAAGTGGGAAGTACCTTTGTTTGAAAAAGATCAAAATGGAAATATAATGCCAACATGATTTTAACATCGTTACATATATTTATATTTAGTTAGGTGGTGTAACATTAATGATGGATAAGCTAACCAGAATTGAAACTTTACTTGCATTATTTTTTGCTTTATTTGGTGGGGCTGCTAGGCTAGCATTATCTCCTCCTAAAGAACGAAAACTAATTAGTGTTGTTGGTTCAATGGTAATAGCTGGGTTTAGTGGAGTTCTTGTGTGGGCTTTACTTGGAAGCAGAGGGTATGACCCTTTAATAGTGGCTGCTGGTACAGGCATCGGCGGACTATTAGGTGATGATATACTTAAGTGCATAATTAAGATTGGTGAAAAAATAAGCACAGATCCTATGAGGGTTATAGAGTGGTGGAGGAGGAATAAAGATTGAGCACTTCACTTTTTTTCTCGTTAGTTGTAACCTTTATAGGTCTTTTGTTCACTTTCAGAGTTTTATTAAGAGGGTATTATGCTGCATTAGTTCCAATTATTTGCCTTGTTGGTTATGCGTTACTTTCTGT